CATTCCTGTGAGGAATGATTCAGTCATTTCGGTTCTAATTCCACGCTCTACTTCGAGTGCGTTTTCTTGTAACCACTCATCTGCGACATACTCTAAGTAAGAGTCAACACGCTCGACGAGTTCTTCTTTCATGCCTTCGACCTCTTCTACGAGCTTTGCTTCGTAGTGAGCTTCCATGGCTTCTCTAAGTTCGGTAACTTTGGACTTTAGAGCAGCCTCGAAAATTGTCTTAGCTTTCTCTCTAAATTCTTCGGAGAGTTCCTGACCACCGAGAAGTGCATTAACATCGTCATCGATGTCTACTTCATCAGTGATTTCGGGAAGTTCTGCAACTTCCTCTTCTTCTGCAACTACTTCCTCTTCTGAAGTTTGGTCTTCTGCAACTACTTCCTCTTCAGTTTCTGTTTCTTCCATTTTTGGAGCTTTAGGAGCTTCTGATTTAGCCATAACACCTTTTACTGATTTTAGATTTGCTGCGTATGCACCTTCGCCAGCTGGATCCTTTAATTTATTAGAATCGTCATCTGGTCTATTGTTTTCTGGAGTTGGGCCACCGAGGTCTTCATAGCTCACGCCTGCCATGGATTGCATGGGCTCAGCGGGTGCTGCACCTTTGGTTACGGCGTTCTCCATTTCTTGTAAATTTTTCCCACGGGACATTTGAACTCTCCGAATTACCTTTGTATAATCTGTTTTTATTTATATATTTAAAGATTTGCTAAGAAATCTTCAAAGACGCTTAATTTCTTTTCGTCTAGTTTTTTCTGATCAACTAGAGTGTTGATCTGTTTGTATGTTTTAGTTGCAAGCCTCTCACGAAGTATGCCACCATCCCATACCCAATCCTTTCCTTCCATAATGCCATCTACGAAAGCATCTGGAGCTGAAGGATCTGCAACGATATCAGCAGCAGTAGCAAGAGTAAAATCTTCTCCTACCACACTGTATCCTTCGTTAGTCTTGTTTAAAGATCCTATACCTCTTGATGAAACACCAAGTTTAACACCCTCACCTAATAAATTAGATGCGATTTGACCCATTGGAGTACCAAGAATCTTTGCTTTTCCTATAAAATTATTTCCACTTTCTCGAAGGGATACAATTTTATGAGAAACTCTGTCAAGATTGACAGTCGGGCCATCTGGATGACCCAATTCTCCAAGAGCTCTACCTTTCTGAACAAAGTTTTCGTTATATCTTTGAACTTCACGAGATAGAGTTTGCATTGGATACATTCTACCATTACGATTTTTTATTTCACCTTGAAGGAATACACCTTCAATGAACAAGTTCTTCTTACCGTTGCGATTTTCAACAATAACTTCAACCTGTTCTATTTCTTCTCTAATGAGTTTCATTATTGTGCTCCTGATATTTGAACTTGTTGAACATATAATTTACCTGATCCAGTATCAGTTCTTGCAGCAACGGTCAAGGTTCTTCTTGCTTCTGCTGCAGTTGTCACTGCATTATCAGAGTTAAGAACTCGACTATCATGATCAACTGTTAATTTTGCACCAAATTGTGCATAACCGATTGTTCTAGCTTCTTGAATTGAAACAACCTTTGCAGTTGTATTAAATCCTGTTACACCAGTAACTCCAGAAATAGTTATCACATCATCAACTTTAAATGGATTACCCATTCCCTCTGATAGTGTAATAACTGTTGCGGCTCCTTTCGTAATATCTGCTATTCCCATTGAACTAGCTCTACCTAAGTTCAAAGTAGCAGAAGTTCCAGCTGGAACAAAATAATCAGATGTAGTAGCAACTGCCGTTGTGCCGATTGCTACATGAACATTATTACCTGTTGGAACAACTCTGAGTGTATCAGATTGAACCGTAAATTGAACCATCGCTGATGTTCCAGACGTAGTAATCGTTTGTGAATCGCCTACTGGTTGATGTGCCATTTAATCTTCCTCTTCGGTTTCTTCTTCATTATCAAGTTCACCAACTGTTTCTGTTTCTACATCTTCCTCAGATTCAACTTCATAACCCAACATCGCATTTGCAACTGCTGGTTTAAGAGAATCTACTCTTGCAGCAGCCTTTTGCATCAATTGATTTTTTATTGAATCACTAATTTCAGATGGAGATTCATCTGCAATCATCAAGTTCATTAATTCATCCATGAGATAAAAATCCTATACCTATGTTTTATTTATATCTCGCCACCTTTGGGAGATTCTGGAGCCTCGATACTTGTTTCGTCAAGATCTGGTTCAGTAGCTGGTTTTCCAAGATTTCCCTTTGTTGATTGTTCCGCTGCAGCGGCTAACATCATCTCTTGTTCCGTTGGTAAAATAATACCAGCGGCTTTTTCTGCTTTTATAAGTTTATCTTGTTCTACTAATTCTGTATCAGTTTGACGTAAAATCTTACGACGTATATAATCTACGGAATAATATTTTCCAATGTAAGGATCAGCAGTTGCTAAAAGTCCAAGTCTTTCTTGCATCAATTCTGCTTCTTTAAGTTCTGCAAAATGATTATCATATAAGAAATCATACTGAATATGATCACTCATTGTTTCCCATTCTTCGGGAGTTATTACATTCTTAAGAATTAATTGTGTCTTGAGTACATCATGAAAAAGATTACTAAATCTTTTTCTCATTCTTCCAACAAACTTAGTAAATTTAAGTTCATCTCTTAGTATCTCTGATGAACGACCTAAACTAAAACCACTATTATCTGCCATGCGAGACTCAGGAACATTCAAAGAACGATAAAGTTTCTTTTGGAAATACTCTACATCTGTAAGTTCTCCTAAGTTTTGTCCGCCAGGTAATGTAGATATTTCAGTTCCACGACCACCTTCTCTTCTTGGTAGCCAGAAATCTTCCATCATTGACATGTATTTCTTATCATCACGAATCTCACCAGTGTTTGCATCGTAAGTTAATTTGTTACGATATCTAGCCATGACTTCACGAAGATATTGTTCCGCCTTTGCCTTTGGTAAATTACCAACATCAATATAAAATATTCTTCTTTCTGGAGCTCTTGATAATCTATAAATTACAAGACTATCCTCAATCATGCGAAGTTGATTAAGTGCTTTGATTGATTTTTGTAGATATGAAAGAACAGTTTGTTTATTACGGTCAACTAATCCTGATGTGCAATATGCAATAGCATCTTTTGCAAACTTAACAGCATCCTTCTGTTGACCTGTAACTGCAACTGAACCGTATTGATTTTTCTGATATGAATGAGGAGTGTATATAAAATATTCTGATAATCCTTCAAAATCTGCATTTAATGGATCATTACTAGCGCCTGGATTATTGCCTGGCGTATATTGAATTGCGTTTGCACCACCTTTTTTCTTTTGTTCTCTTACATATTTGATTTTTAGTGCATCAATATATCTAAGTTCTTTAATTCCTTCTTCTGGTTTTTCTAAATCTATAACTTTATGGTAATATATTCTTCCATCTACATACCAATTACGAAATATTTCATGTGCTTTTTTATCAAAATCCAACATCTCTTTGATGTATTGGAACTCATTACGAATAATATCTTTAACTTTGTCTCCGACTTTTAAATTGTCTAGATCAATTTGAATTGGTGAATCATTTTGATCTGCAACTATTGCTTCACACAATATATCTTCTATCGCAGAATCAACTTCGGGATGAAGTGACATCTCACGATATCTACGAATTAGATCATATTCTGTTTTAAATACGCCCTCTACATCAAGATATTGCCCATAGAACCCAGAAGCCAAATAGTAGTCTGCACCGTCCTCATTATTTTTGGGGACAGGCGAGACTACTGATGGTGCTGGTTTCTTATACGAATCATCAATCGAGAAACCAAAAAGTTGTGCCATTGTATAATTATACCTTTATTGGTATTTATATTATATCCTAAACTATGATATAAATCAACTAGTTGCCTGCTGATACAGACTCAACACCTTTAGGTAAGCCAGGTAAGTCTGTTGTCCAGAATAGGTAGTTGAATGTAACTTGGAATTCTTCAATCTGATCTGTTGCACCATAATCTAAAGGTATGGAACTTACTGCGTTTGGATAGATTCCTTCAAAATTATATGTTCTTAAAGTTTGAATAATCTCTCCACCCTTTCCAGCTGATTGTCCACCAGATCCTTGAGATTGTCTTGATAATTGAAAAACTTCTGCTTTTGTTTGATAATCAGCAGGGTTTATGTCACCAACATCAAACTGCAAGTCATTAATTAAATTACTCCACTGTTCCATTGCATCTCTGATGTTAAATTGTGCATCATTGATAACAGTTACTGTCCAAGGATCAAATGTGCGATCCCCTGCAACAGGTAAAACACGACCTCTAAAAGGAACAGGAATATTTCCGATATTAGCAGCTGGTATCTCAGCTGCTTTTACCAAAAATCTCATATCTTGGCTGATATCACCGCTTGGTGCTATTTGATCTGGAAGTGTGATGTTGACCTCAAACATATTGGGTCTTGCACCACCACCAACTAACCTATCTCGAAAGTTGGTGATACTTCTATTAGAGAAGCTTTCTCCTAAAATTGCCATTTTTCTTTTTTAACTCCTTTTGTTATTTAGATGGGATTTAATTAAACTCGACCAGCGACTTCAGAGAAGCTAACGCCTGTTCTTGTCGCAACGAATGTAAGACCGATGAAGTTAATAGAACGAGCAGGCTTGATAAAGATATCTGCCTTGAATTCATTCGCATCAATAACATCAGGTGTGTTATTTGACTCATCACAGATGACAAGGAAATCAGTAATACCTCTCTTAGACTGAACCCCACGAAGGAATGGTTCAACGATATTACGGAAGTTTGCTCTTGTTACTGGGTCATTGAACTCAAATAATTGTGTTCTTGCAGCAATTTCAATTCTTGCCTCTAGGTTCAAGAATAAACGACGAACGTTAATTCTATCGAATGCAGAAGCAAATGCAAGTCCAGTCTTATCACCAAATAGGAGGAATCCACCGCCAGGTGAGAAGATTACTGGATTGATTCTCTTCACATATAAAGTATCTCTCTGAACTTTATTTGGATTGTATGCTAACTTAACTGTGTTAAGTATGTTTCCCCTTTGAGGGCCAGCGGGTGAGAACCAAGGGAACTGTTCCTCAGATGTTCTTGCCATCAGTCCAGCAATATCACCATTTAATGGCATAAACTGGAATTTATTGTTAAATCTATCAAACTGATACTTATAACCAGAATCAAAGACTGCGAAAGATGATGATGTAATTGGATCATAGAACTGAACAACGTTAGTTGTTTGTGTCTTTGCACTTGTTACGTTAACAACGGTCTCTCTGTTTGGAGAGATAACTGCTAAACAATCTTTTCTCTGCTCTGCAATCGCAATTAATTTATTTGCTTTTGCTTGTGATTCTGCTTGACTACCTGTGATGCCAGGGCCTTGAAGTAAGAAGTTAACTGCGTATTCTGCCTCGTTCTCAAAGA